ATGACTGGGCAGTAGGTAACTCTCTTATCCCAGACTTAGTTAGAGATATCGGCAAAGTTATGGATCAGTTACCAAACAAGATGGTCAATCCAATCGACAAAGCAGTATCAGAATCAAAGATGCAATTTGAGGAACTACCAGTTGGGTTAAATCCAAACAAACTTGTAGATCCAGTAACTGGTGCAGGTGCAGGAGTAGGAGCACTAGCCAGCAATGCATTAACATCTAACTCAGCCGTAAACTTCAACATTTCAGGTGTAAATGCAGGCGGGGCAACAGGTCAATTTCAATCAGCACAAATGAGACAGTATATTGAAGGTATTGCTCTACAAACAGCACACACTGTCCTTAGACAGAATACACGCTTTGGAGGGTTAGTATAATGACAGCATTACCATTACAAAATGCATTATCAGTTTCAACAAATTATTCCGCACAACCGTTTCACAGATTAGTAGAGTTCGGTGATGGTTACATACAAAGAACACCATTAGGGATCAACTATCAAAGAAGAACAATAAGTGTTCAACATGACAACTTAAGTGCAACAGACGCCGCTACTCTAATTTTATTTTATGAAGCAAGATTACAAGATGCAGGCGTAATAGATATATCAGCAAACGAATTATTAAGAACAGCAGGCAAATTCTACTTAGAAAGTTTTGATGTTCAAATGGCAGACCATGAAAGACGAACAGTTACCGCAAGTATGATTGAGGTATTTGATTTATGAGTTCAACTCCTCAAATACAAGCACAAAGTCTTGCTACAGAATCTATTGGACAACTTATGGAGTTTGACTTTCGTTCTATCGGTGGGACACAAAGAGTATTTGTATCAAACACACAAGAATTCGAAACATCATATGCCAACTTAGATATTACATGGGATGGTGCAGAAAGAACGTTTCAACACATAGATTTCTCAATGAGTAATCTACGTTCAGACTTAACAGGTCAAGTCGCAGAACCAACACTAAAAATAGCGGCACATGATTTATTTGCAATAAGTTCATGGGCAAGTGCTACAACAAACTTTACAATGATGGACTATCGTGGGTTAAAGATTAAAAGAATGAGATTATTTTTTAACACGCCAACACTTATCGATCCACATACATACTTTGTAAAATCAGTAGATGAACTATCGGCAGAACAAATGGTTTTTACACTTACTGCTTCTTTAGGAACAGAGAACGGTAATAAACCAAGTGCAAGAAAGTTGGAGATATAATATGAAGATGTTTAATTTTAACTTAGAGAATTTTGTAAAAACTAAGTTAGCACAACAGATACAACAATCTCAAATAGGCAACTTCGTAAAACAAAAAGGTGCTCCAGCAATAATCTCTACTATTATTAAACAGATATTAGGACAGAAACCAAAAGTTCACGAAGGCGTAGACATGGGTCAACAAGTTGAACCAGGTGTTATTCCAGTTGTTTATGGTCATGTAGGTATGTCAAATACACAGTTTGACAAAGGACAAAAGCCAAGTGATATAGATGCAGAATTTGTTACACAAGAAGTTAGAATGCCTATTTCAGAAGGCCCTATCGTAGGTGTTGCAAAAAGATTAAATGATAATAACATTACGTTTGCTTTACCAGGCGAATCAAAAGAAAATTTAAAACAAGTTGTTATCAATGATTCATTTGTTATCGATCCAAATACAAGTGTAGCAAATTTTAAAGATATTAAATTTGAGATGACATTGGGTGATGGCACTTCAAATAAACAGACTGCAACAATAACAGATTTCAATCCATTACTTGTAGAAGAATCAGATGGTGTAAAGATTGAAGCAGTTAATGATCCAACAAATCAAAAACTATTAAATGACTTAGGTGATGTTACAGCGGCTAAAGGTGAGAACTATGTTCTTTTCTGGAACAATGATACAGGTCAATGGGAAGCTAAAAGTTTTAACACTCTACTGAATGAAGCAGGCGCAACTTATGATGGCGGTGCAGGTGGAACAGGTGGACAAGGTGGAACAGCAGGTGATGGCGGAGCAGGTGGAACAGGTGGTGTAGGGCCAGCAGATGGTCTACTTAAATACACACAACACAATCCCCCTCCAGTTCATTTCGAAACTGAAGGCACATCTAAAACAACTATTACTATTACAGAACCACCGGCAACAGGAACTACTGTTGTTAGTGGTAAAGGTGCACCATTACGTAGAGAAGACCAAACTACACCGTACTTTTCAACAGACATTGATTTTGCAGAAGTAGATGAAGCAGTAGATGAAATAAATGTTACAACATTCTTTCCAGAAGGTATCTACAAAGAAATAGAAACCGTAACAACAACAGTAGATGGCACAATAACTCTTTGCGGAACAACAAGACCAATTTCTAACAGTGGTAATTTAGATTGTTTAACACCAGCTACTACTGTAGCACCAGACGGTAAAACAGCAACAGAAAAAAGACGAGATGCTGGAGAAGTTAGAGTTTATGTTGTTTTGACAACTACACTTTGCGGTCGTGAATTTGTTTTACATGAATATGGTTATACTGTTAATGAAAGAAAGATAGGTGGTTATAAACACACAGAATCTTTTAAACTAACAGAAATGAATGCAGGTTCAGGTGCAATAGTTACAGGGCCAAATGCAGGCTCACAACAAATAGGTGCATTAGACGGTTCTGAAGGTGATTGCAATTCTACAGATTTACAGAAATTTAAATTCGACAACTTTACATTAAGAGATTACTTAGATGCATATCCAGACCAGATTGTAAAAGCGGCAAATACAGTTAAAGTATATTCTTGGATAGATAATAAATTTGACGGTGAAGATGAAGATGAATTTAGTATATCTACAAACACATATTTACATGCAGTAGATGTATGCAAACCAATTGACGATTTTGAAAAGAAATATTCAGTAGGTGTTACAACAGCAACACCATTTAAGTTATTTAAACCAGACCACGGATTTCAAAATTATATTGCAGAACCAGAAACTGATCCATACGAATTAAATAAATCACGTTGTTATTCAGAAGTTATTTCAGGTGCTTTCTCAACTGTTGCTCCCCCACAACCATTATTAGTAATTGACGGTTCAACTACTGGTAGTAGTGGTACTACAGGAACTACTGGAGGCAGTGGTGCGGCAGGGCAAACAGGTTCAGCAGGAACACAAGGTTCTGTTACAGTTCCAGCAGTTCCAGATGTTCCGTTTGCAGAAATGGCAACAGACTCATCTTATTCAGGTGACGGTGTAGCAGACACAGTTACACTACCAAAAGTTACAGTTACAAATGCAGATGCTAGTGCATCAAATACACTTGTTATTACAGTAGACCAAGGCACAGTAGATGTTACTACAGTTCAAGGTTCAGTTAGTGCATCAAACAGAAATACAGCCGCTATGACACTTATAGGCACTAGGGCTAACTTACAGACTACTCTGGACTCAGGTCTTAAATTTAGTAGCTCTACGGCGACCATAGGCGATGTTACAATCACTTTTGCGATAAGTTCTAGCGTAGGTGCTTCGGAAACAGGAAAAGTCATTAGAAGTCAAGCTATAACAGATTATGTAGCACCTTCATTTACAATCACAGTTACAGGCACTTCAGGTAAATTTAAATGCTTAGTTCGTAATAAACTTATTATGAACACAATTACAGCAAGTGGCACAACTAGTGAAATAGCAGAACAAATCAAAGTAGCAATCAATAGTTACACGACTGGCACACCAGATTTTACGGCAACACGTTCATCTAACGTAGTTACAGTTACAGGCCCACAAGGTCTTGGTAACACTTACAACGGCTTACAGCCAACTAACGGTGCTCTGTCTCCGCTCTTAGCAACAACGATTACACCATTTGCAGGAGGAGTATCACCAAGTCGTATTACACAACCAAAACAAACAACAAAGAATTTATTAGCAAAATTTATTCCATCACTAGCATTTACAAATTCATTAACAGCAAGTGATGTTTCATTTGCTCAAGTAAAATACAGACCAAAACAAGGTGATGGTGAAACTGATTTAAGCGAATTAGGTTTCTTTATTGGTGGCAGAACTAATCTTGAAGAACCAACAGAAATTCAGAGTGGTGCTACATCATTTTCTGACTGGAGAAACGCAAATTATACAAGTAGTACAAGTAATAAAGGATGGACAAGTAACCCAGCATGGGTGTTTTTTGACTATCTGACGGATTCTACATATGGATTAGGGGAGGATATCAAATTAAATGCACAGCAAAAATATGATACAAAAACAGGTGTAGGATTATATAGTGATATTTACAACGCATCATTATGGTGCCAACAACTACCATCAGGCGTTGCACATCAAAGAGCCGCAAGATTTAACGGTGTATTCTATGGTGGAGAATCAAAGTACGAAGCACTACAAAAAATTGCAGACACAATGTTTGCAAAATTTGTTTATTTAAATGGTAATCCAAGATTAATATTCGATGGTGCCGCTTACAGTGGTTGGAGCGGAAACACACCAGTGATTAAGAAACTAGTTAATCAAACAAACGCGGCTGAGGTGACTTATCAATCAGGTTCAATAGAAAACATATTCAACGTTATCAACGTTAAATTTAATAATCCAGACAACTTCTACAAGTTAGAAGAAGTTCAATATATAAACAATTCAAGCATTGCTACATATGGTAGACGAGAAACAAATGTAGAATTAACAGGATGCACAAACAAACAACAAGCATTATGGTATGGTGCTTGGTTATATGAAACAGAAGCGGCAAGTTCAGAGATAGTTACTTACATTGCAGGTTGGGATCATTTTGATGTTCTGCCAGGTGATTTAATTTTATTAAATGATACTTTAAGAGTAGATGCATCAACAAAAGGCGGACGTGTAGTTACAGATAATGGCAACGGAACAGTGACACTTGATAGAGATGCAGGCTCAGGTTCAATAGCAATAACAGATTCACTGGGTTTTGTAAAAACAGGAACAGTTTCTGGAACTACTGCTACTATTTCAACAAGTAATTCAGAAACAGTAAACACAAGCGGTGGAGCAGTAACATATAATGCAGATTTTGCCAACGATGCAGTTTGGAATACTTACAGTGGCACACTGTACGGGAACTATCGTGTAATAGCAATCGAGGAGTCAGAAGACGGTATTTATTCGGTTACAGCACAGAAACATGACCCGGATAAATATACAAGAATATGGGCAAACACCGTATAACGGAGAAATATAAATGGCTTTAGGTAAAACAGTAACATACACTCCCTTTCAGGAGACAAGTTTCGGATACGGTTCAACAGAAATCGCATCTAATTATTCAACAGAGATTCCAAACGCAACAGATGTAATTACACTTACAATAACACACAATAGCGGAAACTGGGATGATACTGGCCATATATCTACACCTAGTTCTGGAAGTGCCATTTCTGTATATGATCCAACAACAAAAACATTCACAGTTAAAGGAACACGTTCAGAGGTAGATGTAGTTCTTTCTCAACTTAGTTTTTATCCGGCTGACAAACCAGCATCAAGACCTTATGATGCCGCACAAAATTTTACTGGACACAAAACTTTATTATTCAAACAAAATCAAACAAGTGGATCGTTTGCTAACGAAGACCCCCCAGCGATTGGCAACACTGAATTTACTGCAAGAATCAACAATGCTAGTGGTGTTCAAAAAGTAACAGGAACAATTATATTTGATCCTACAGAACCAACTACAGGAAATCAAA